GATTATAAAAAGTATATGCTTTCGACTGATCTTAATGAGCCTTTACCTAAATTAAATAATGAGTGTGACTAATGTAGAATTAATAATATGAAACAACTATTAATTGATTTAAATTTTAAAGAAACTTATAAAAACTATTTTGTAAAAGACGCTCCTGGAAAATTAGGGTATTTTTTAGAAGTACTTGTTGATTTACGTTTTAACGATAAGCAAACCATTAAAGGTAAAAGAGGGAATGAAACAGAATTCTTATTTCAAGGTATTATAGGTAATAAAGAAGAATTAGAAGTATTACTAAAACAAGTTGAAGCAATATAATGGGAAAAATTCATAATGATATATTTTTAATTAATAATGATGGCTTATTAGAGATTAATAAACCAGAAGCTAGAAATGTACCTGAATTTAAAGCTATTCTTATTAGAGATAGAGGTAGTGATGGAGATCACGATGGTAGAAAAAAAGCATTTGCTTTTAAAGAACTTATGTTTGTATATACGTACTATCACCCTTTATCTATGTACAGGGATTTAGCAGATGAAGCTCGTTTTACTTCTTGTATAAGTTATGCTAGTTTACCTAATAACTGGAAGTTAGATAATCTTATTAGTGCAGCAGGTGTAGCTTTAGTTGAAGGTCTTAATCTAAGTAGTATGTTTTATACTTATGTAAATGCTAATAGAGCTATTTATTCTTTAGGTCAAGATATTAGATTTTTTAATGAAAGAAAAGAAAAAATTAGAGATAGACTTAAAAATAAAATATTACAATTAGATGCAGAAATAGAGGAAGAGAAAAAACAAGAGTTAGAGAGAGAGGTGAGTTATCTTACTGATTCTTTAATGGGTACTACTACTAAGATTATGAGCATTAATGATAGTTTACCTAAAGCGTATGAAACTATAGAAAAACTTAAACAAAAGCTACTAGACGAAGAATTGAAAGAAGGTACATTATACGGTGGAGGTACTGTAGGAAATAGAGAAGCATAACTTAATAAGTATTGAAATGGATAGAGTAGAAAAACAAACTACTATAACTTTTGAGCCTATAGAACATAAATATACTGATGATAGTGGTTTAGTATATACTAGTGTTACTACATTAATTGATAAATACAAACCTAAGTTTAATAGTAAATATTGGAGTATGTATGTTGCTCTTAGGGATAACGGATTTAAAGTTAGACCTGATGGAGGTAAATGTAAAGATATTGTTGTAGATGGAAATTTTAGATCATTAGAAAGTTTATATAAAAACCCTATTAACAATAATGAAGTAAGTTTAGTTGTTAATAAATGGAAGAAACTTACAGAAGATGCCTGTGCAAGAGGAAATGAAATACACGATTTCCTAGAGGATGGTATTAATAAAAGTAAGAATGATAAAGAAGGTTTAACTAATAAATTAATTAGCCCTTCTCTAGGTGCAGGGTTATTAGTTATAAGGACTAAGCACGATTTAGATGCTACTGATATTGGAGTTAACTATCCTGTTATATATGATAGACTACTTGTTTTTATTAATAAAGGTTGTACTATATTTGCTGAAAAAAGAATATATAGTACAGCTTATCAAGTTGCAGGTATGATTGATGTTCTTATTGTTAAAGGACGTCAATTTTGTATCTTAGATTGGAAAACTAATAAAGATGAAATGATCTTTGAATCCGGTTATTTCAAGAAGAAACAAATAGGGGGAGTATATGTTAAGACAAGTGAGTTTGTAAGAAAACTAGAATATATGCACTCTCCTTTGAATAATGTTGAGTTATGTAAAGGTATGACCTATAGCTTACAACTTAGTTTATATGCTTACATAATGATTAGATGGGGATATAAGCTAGTAGAGAATGGATTAGAGATTTGGCATATTAGGCCAGGTCTTGCCCCTAAGTGTATAAAAATACGTTATATGGAACAAGACGTAATAAATATGTTAGAACATCATTATAATAATATAAGTAATAATAAAAAACCTAACCCATTAGGATTAGGTATTAAACCCCACTAAGTATGCAAGATAAAGCTGTGTTTATAGATTTAGATAATACCCTAATTACTACTAGAAGTGGTAAAAAATATCCAATACATAGTGAAGATTGGAAATTTATACCTGAAACATTAGACGCTATACAACATTATAATAGAATGGGTTATATGACTATTATAATAAGTAATCAAACAAGTATAGAAGAAGGGTATATAATAGAAAAAGCTCTTATAATTAAGTTAGAAAAAATCTGTAAAGTTTTAGAAAAAGAGTTAAAGATAGCCCCACAAAGTATTGTGTATAACTACAATAATAAAAAGAATTATTATACTATGCCTAGTCCGGGTATGATATATGAATTAGCTATTGATTATGAATTAGATACTACTAAGTGTATTATATTTGGCTCTACTGATATTACAAGTATCTTAGCTACAAATGTATCTATGAGTTATCTAAGTTTAATTGATATTATTAATATAGACTGGATAAGTAGAGGATGCATATAGATTATAAAAGTTTTGATATATTGCAATCCTTGCCTCCTGATTTATTAGTTAGTCTAAATGTAGATGAAACTCTACCTACCATTACTACTCCTTATACTACTGTTAAGGATTTTAATGAAGATGATTTATACGAACCTATAGATTTAGTATTTTATAATACAGAAGAATTTAGTGCTACTGGTAGAACTTTTTTAGAAACTGGTAAATACACTAATTTCCATCCTATTTATAATAAGAAAGAGTATGATGCTTTCTGGGATAAAGAGGAGACAAGAAGAAAAGAAGGACTTACATTACCTGCCGTTATTTCTAAAAGAGATGACGGCAGTTATTGTTTACAGAATCTTCACATTACAGGAGAACATTATGGTTACCTTAATTTTGCTTTAATTAAGCGTGTAAGTAAAAAGACACTTGATGCAATTAATGATAAGATTGCTAATGGAGAAGATATTTCTGAATTATCAGATCAAAAAGAAACGTCCTTACCTCAATTCTTTGATAGTGATTATTATTACTTTAAAGCTATTGAACTAGCTAGAAAAAAAGGTAAACATTTAGTAGTAGGTAAAGCTAGACGTAAAGGTTATTCTTATAAGAATGGTTGGCTTGCTGCAAATAAAGCTGATTTAGTTAGGAACAGTACTACTGTATTAGGAGCATATCACGCTGATAGTTTATATCCCGAAGGTACTATGACTATGGCTGATAACTATCTTCAAGATATAGCTAAGAATACCGATTGGGCGAAAAGAAGATTATTAAATAGAGAGGAATTTATTAAATTTGGATTTAAAAAGAATGATGGTTTAGGAATTGAATATGGTTTTAAATCTAGGATAATAGCAGTTAGTTTTGCTACTAATAATCCTGGTGCTGCAAGGGGTAAAGATAGTGATTTTGTACTATTAGAGGAAAGCGGTAAAAATCCCTTATTAAGTGAAGTACTATCTTCTACTTTACCTACTCTTGGTGCAGGTGTATTTGCTACAGGACTTATGATTGTCTTTGGTACTGGTGGTGGTGAAGATAAACAATGGGAAGGTTTTGAAGATTTAATGTATTCTCCTAGTGCAGATGGATTCTTAGCATTTAATAATATATGGGATAAAGATAGTAGAGGTACTGAATGTGGTTTCTTTGTAGCTACTTATATGGGTAAAGAAGGGTTTGTAGATAGACACGGTAATAGTAATGTTACAGGTGCTGTAGACTATGAACACAAAATGAGGGCAATGAAGAAGAAGTCAAGAAAAGCCACTAAGCTTTCTGATTATGTAATGGAAGAACCCTTTACTCCTAGAGAAGCTTTTAGTCGTAATAGTAGTGGTATATTCCAACAAGAAGAATTTGAAGAACAACTTAGAAGAGTACAACACGATCCTGATATTAAAGCTATTACTAGATCAGGTAATCTAGTTACTGTTAAAGGTAAAGTTACTTTTAAGGATAAGATGTTTATGACTGATGCTGAATTAAAGCATTATCACGAACCTATTACTAACTTTCCTTTAAAGAAAACAGATGACCCTCACGGTTGTTTTGTAATGTGGAGTCCACCATATAGGGATAGAATGACTGGTATGATTCCTGAAAATCTCTATAGAATATGGCATGATCCATTTGCTATAGATAAAGATGGAAAAAATATTACAGGTAGAGATTCATTAGGTGTCTTTTATGTATATGAAAGAAATAATATCTATACCCCAGGAAAAGGAGATAGGATAGTTGCAGCCTTTAGAGGACGTCCTGATAGTACAGATGAGTTTAATGAGATTCTATTTAAAGCCGCTGATTATTATAATGCTATTATTATGTTTGAGAATGATAGAGGTGATGTTAAGAATTATGCTAAAAAGAACACAAGATTACATCAACTTGCAGATGAACCTGATGTTGTTTGGAAAAAAGCGTTACAAACTAATAAGACAGGTAGGAATAAAGGGATATCAATAAATATGAATAGAAAGCTTGACGGTGTTATATATGCAAGGGATTGGTTTGGACTTAAAAGAGGGCAAGGAGAAAATGATGAAAGTTTACTAAATTTACATTACTTTTATGATGAACCTGGCATTAAAGAACTACTAAGGTTCAATCTTGAAAAAGGTAATTTTGATGCTGTATCTACTATCATAGTAGGACAATACGATATAAAGGAACAATTTCATACAGAGATAGAAAAACCTTCTACACCAGAGGGAGACGAAGATAATATATTTAATAGAGCATATTACTAATATGGCAATACTTCCTAAACATAAGATTAGTACAGCAGAAAAAGAAAAGACTGATGATAACGGTCTTAATTATTATAAACAAGCTGGTAACTACTATATAGATCAAAGCGTTAATAATGATGATAAAGATGAAATACTATCTCTTTATAGGTTAGTAGAGAATAAGTTAGATGATAAAGATTATGAATATGTACTAAATCCTTTTAATACTAGTATTGATAACTATAAAAGATTTGGAGCTAAACTTAGAAATTATAATATTATAACTCCTGTCCTCGATCTTTATACAGGGGAATTCGGACAAAGATTTAAAACAGTAAATGTATTAGATGCTAATCCAGGAGACGAGAATAAATATAAAGAAGGTTTACAAAGAACTATTAAAAACTACTATGCCCAAAAACTTATTAATGAGTTACAGGGTATGGGTATTGATTTAGGTAAAGATAAAGAAGCACAAGGTACACTACAAGAAGAAGTTGCTAAATTCAATGATGACTTTGATTCTAATAAAGCCATTACAGGTCAAGAGATATTAGACTATATTACTTTTGATCAAGATATGGATGATAAGCAACAAGATGCTTATACTGACTGGTTAACTTGTGGTAGAGTTGTTACTTATAAGGGTATTTTTCACGATGATATTGATTATGAAGTTGTGCCCCCATGGGAAATTACTTCTCCTAATAACGCTAAAAGTAATTTTATTGAAGATAGGGATTGGATTGTAAGAAGGCAGGTAATGACTGCTAATCAATTATTAGATAGATTTCATGGTAAATTTACTTCAGCTCAAGAAGATACTTTAAATGAATTAGGTAGTGATGCAAGTAATATTAGTACAGGTTATGTAAGACTCCCGACCCAGTATATATCAAATGAGGAGGATTACGGTAAGTTCTCTATTTTAGATGAAACAAATGGTATTGAAGTATTTCATACTCAATGGAGAGGTTGGAGAAAAGTAGGACTTCTTACTTATGATACTTTACAAGGACAAGTAGAAACAATGGAAGTTGATGATACTTATAAACTTAATAAAGAAGGTGGAGATATAAGTATTAAATGGGAGTGGGAAAGTGAAGTAAACGAGTTATGGAGAATAGGAGATATTGTACATGATATCTATATAGATGCTGGCCCCTTAGAATACAATAGAATGGAATTAAATAATAGTTCTGCTCAGAAATTAAGCTATAACGGTAGGTTTAATACATCATCTACAGGAGACGTTAGAAGTATTGTAAAATCAGGTAGACCTTATCAGGTTATATATAATATACTTCATTATCAATTTGAAAAAACTATAAATAAAAATAAAGATAAAATTGTTGTAATCCCTCAAGGTATCATACCAAAAGGTAAAGGAGGTTGGAATGAAGAAAAATTTATGTACTACGCTCACGCTAATAGTATGATGGTTGTAGATGAAACTAGACCTACTGCAAGTTTAGCTATGCAAGGTATTAAAGTTTTAGATATGGGTTTAGCTCAATATGCTAAAGAAAGTATCGACTTAATGCAATCTATTAAGAATGAATGGTGGGAAGCTATTGGTATGAATAGACAGAGATACGGAGATAGTAAAGCTAGTGACGGAAAAGCTGTAAGTGAGCAAGCTATATTCAGAAGTGCTATAATAAGCGATGAATTAAATAGGAAGTTTGAGAAGTTTATGGAGAAAGATTATGCAGGGTTATTAGATTTATCTAAATTAGCTTATATAAATGGTAAAAAAGGTAAGTATGTTAATTCTGATGGTAGAGAATCTTATCTTAATTTAAACCCTGATGATGCTATTCATAGACTTGGTACTGATACGAATATCTTTGTTAAGAACAGTAGAAAAGAAAGTGAGAATATACAGATAGCGAAAGAATATGGATTTAGCCTAGCACAAAATGGAAGTACTCCTGAAATGTTAGAACTTATTGATGCTACTAACTTTGCTAAAACTAAAAAACTTATAGGGGAGATAGATGAAAACAATAAGAAAAGAGAACAAGCTAATCAAGAATCTATAACTAAATCTAACGAAGCTATAGAAGCTGCTAAAAGAGAAAGTGAGCAAGCTACTAGAGATATTGAAGTCTATAAAGCTGATAAAGATTATGATAAAGTAATAGATGCTAAGTTACTTGATCTAGGAGAGACAGATGATATAGAAGGAATGGATGATAGACTTGAAGTTGACAATGAAGATCATAAAATGAATAACCATAAAATAAATATGGATAAAGAAGGTTTAAAATTAGATAAAAAAAATATAGCAATTAAAGCAAAAGAAGCTACTGCTAGAATACAAGCAGCAAAACAAAAAACTACAACTAAATAATAATAATAGATAATAACTAAAAATATTATGGCAAAAGATTTAAGCACTATCCAATCTAATCCTTCTGAGGAAGGTAGTATAGATATTAATCAAATTACCAATAGTGGTAGTGATACAGATAGAGATCAGTTTAACACACCTCCAACACCTGTAGATACAGGGAACAAAGAGTCAACTGACCCTTCTATAGATTCCGCTAAAGATATAGATTCCTCTACAGATACGGATGATGATAAGGGTAAAGGAGATTCTGCTGAATTGAAGACTCTTTTAACTTCTTTTAATGATGAAGATTTAGATGAAGATACAAAAGTACTTAAATCAGAACTTCTTGAAAAATATAAAGGAACAGCTTTTAACGAAAATGGAGATATTATTGATGAAAATGATAATATTACTACTTCTGTTGAAGATGTACTTAAATCCTTAGATGAAGGTAATACTACTAATGATAAAGGAGATTTAGTAGATGCAGAGGGTAATGTAGTTAAAACTAAAACTGAATTAGCTGCTGAAAATTCTGTAGTTAATAAGTTACATTCTGAACTTGATTATGAGTTTTTAGATGATAAAGGAGAAGTTAAGATATATACTGATGATAATGAAGGGATGAAAAGTCTATCTGATGATATGGCTAATTATAAACTAGAACAATTTAAATCTAGCTTCTTTAATCAAAATCCTGAATTAGCTGAGATATCTAAACATATACTATCTGGAGGTTCTTTAGATACTTTTAAAGACCCAATAGATTACTCTAAAGTTTCTGTTAAAGATTTAGAGAAGTCTCAAAAATTAAACTATATAAAAGATTCTTTAAAAGCAGGTGGTATGACTGATACTCGTATTACCGCTATGATAAAAAGAATTGAAGATAGTAATGATGTAGATGCAGAAGCAGAGGAAGCTTTAGCTGATCTTACTTTTAGAGATAAAGAATCTAAAAAAGTAAGAGATGCTACTTATAAACAAAGTGTTGACGATAGAAATACGGAGACAGCTAAGTATTGGGATGACGTTCAACAAACTATCAATAAAGGGGAATTAAACAATGTTAATGTACCTGAAAAAGATAAAGAAGGTTTCTTTGATTATATTTCTAGTCCTATAGATGATAAAGGAAATAGTAAAGAAATGCAAGACTCTTCTAAGGAGAGTATGGAACAAAAATTAGCATTTGCTTATATTCGTTTTAAAGGTTATAAATTAGACGATATAATAGATGCAAAATCCAAGACTAAAAATGTACATAGTCTAATGGATAGATTAAAAAGAAGTGCTAAAATGAAGCCTACTCCTGCAAATGACGCCAACGGCATAACATCTAGGAATACTCAAGACATTAGCATCAATTCAATGTTAGATTAAACTATTAATTAATTAATTTTATTACACAAATGGAAAACACGTTGGCTAAACAGAATTCAAGTAGGATTCTAATTCATGAACAATTTGATGGTAAAGGTTTTACTACGAATAACTCGCTTGCTGCTATGCGACTTACTAAGAGTGATACCTTGAACCCTGTTATTACTCACCTTATGGGAGAGGAAAACAAGAAATTCCCCCTTACCTTTCTTACAGAAGGTCAAAGAGGTGGTCTTAAACAAGTAGAAATAGAAGATGTAGAGTATAACTGGCCTGTTATGGGTCGTATGAAAAAATCAGATTCTATTGCTAGTACTGAATACGGTAGTGATGCTAAGCCAGGACTTGCAGGTTCTACTTTTAAAATAATTTTTAAAAGTGACTGGCTTAAACAACAACATACTGTTCACTCTCCTAATGGAGTACAAGCACGTATTCAAGGAAAACCTCTTCCTGTGTCTACTGGTTATCAATATACTCTACAACTTATCTATAGAAGTCTTGATGAATTTTGTGCTGTATCTGAACTTCAACCCGGAGTAAGATGGGCAATGGTAGGTGGTGCTAACGTTTCTGAAGCTTACTCTAGTGGTAACGAGAGTAACAAACAAGCTCCAGGAAAATTAAAGAACCAAATAGGTATTATAAGAAAGTCTTATGAACTAGGTGGTAATGTTAGTAATAGAACTGTAGAGTTTCAATTTAAAATGAAAGGCGGCTCTACTAATTACTGGATGCCTTTTGAAGAATACCAACACGAAATTGACTTTAAAGAACAATGCGAAGAGCATTTGTGGTGGAGTAAATACAACAGGGATAATCAAGGTAATATTACTACTATAGATCACGAAACAGGTTTCCCTATTCCTATTGGAGCAGGTATCAATGATCAAATTCCTCACCAAGATACTTATGGACTTCTTACTGTTAAGAAACTTCATAATACTATCGGGGATATATTATATGGTGGTACTGATACAGGTTCTATGGAAGTTGTTCTTTTTACTGGTGTAGGCGGAGCAAGAGAATTTGATGCTGCTATTAAACGTGATGCTAATGGTGCAGGTGGTTGGAGATTACTTGAAGGTAATGTTGCAGATAAATTTGTAACTGGTACTGCCGGAAGTAACAAACTTAAATATGGTGGTTACTTTAATACTTACCAGCACGTTGATGGTCATATTGTGACTATTAAAATGCTTAATCTTCTTGATTATGGTGGACGCGCTGATAACGCCCCTAAACACCCTGAAAGTGGATTACCTCTTACTTCTTACGAAATGTATTTCGTAGATATGAGTACTTATGACGGAGAACGTAATGTTCAAATGGTAACTCAAAAAGGTCGTTCAATGATTAGAGGTGTTGAACAAGGTATGACTTTACTTAAAGGTAGTTCTTATGGAGATTATAACGGAAACGCTAAAAATCTTCAACTTGCTACTGATGTAGATAAGTCTGCTGTTCACTTCCTTAAAACTTTAGGAGTTGTTATTCGTAGGAACACTCATTGTTTTAAATTAAGCTGTGAACTAGCCGCATAATAATAAGTAATATATAATGTATCAAAAAGGGTAGGTAATAGTATCTACCCTTTTTTTAAACAACAAATAATAATAATTTTATGAGCACATTTAAACACATTAGTACAGTTGAACTTTCAATAAGAAGAAAAAATAGTATAGGACTTCCTGGTGATGATCCTACACTACATAATTTAAAAATTGGTTCAGCACTAAAAGCTAAATCTAATACCCCATTAAGAGGATTAGAATATGAAGAAGAAGTTAAATATCTTCCTGAAGTTGTAGGTTACGCTCCTTCTGATAATGATTGGAGAAAAGTTACTTCTGAATATTGGAATAATATTTCAGTATCTATTCCTGCTGATGGAATGACTATTGAAAAATTACAAGGTAAAATATTAACTTTTAAAATTGCTTTTGAACACGCTTCTGATAAACAAGCATTTGAAAGTGTTTTTAATTTTGAAGAGAAAGCTAAGATCATTAAGAAACTAGACTTAGATAAAAAATGTGATCTAGTAGATGGTATAAGCGATTATATTTTATTTAGATATTGTCTTGTTTATAGTAAAGTAGCTAATAATGTAGAAGATGTAAATAGGTCTCCTAAAATTCAGTTTTACTTATATAGTAAACAAAATGAAGTTAAAACTAATCACCAAGCACTTAAAGCTAGAGTTAGAGCTGGTAATAAGTTCGCAGAGATTCTAATGAAAGAGTCTATTATTGATTCAGTACTTCTACTATTTGATCAAGATATTAGTGTATTTGAAGATTTAGCTGAGAAACATTTAGTACTTGAAGGACTTATTAAAAATAGCCCTGAAAAATTCTTAGCTTATGTAGAAGATACTCAATTAGAAGTTAAGGCTAAAATTAAAAGAGCCGTAGATTTAAGAATTATCCATAATCCTGATAATACAGATAGCTATTACTATGGAGATAATAATGATGTTGCATTAGGTAACACATTACTTGACGCTGTACTTTTCTGGACTAACGAAAAAAATGCTAAAGTTATACAAGTTATAGAAAGCAGACTTAAAACTTCATAATAAATTATGACACCACAAGAAATTCATATTGCTTTAGATGCAGAACTTCAAAAGATTAATTCTTTTAGTACTAAATCTCTTGAAGCACAAGAAAAAGATTATTTTCTAAATAATGAATCTCTTAAATTTATAAAGCAACGGACTAATTCAGACTCTAATAGTAAACAAACAGGATTTGAAGATACTGTTAAAAGATTAGATGATATACAAGAATTAATTAAGCCGCTTAGAAGTCAAATACAGATTAATAATCAAGGGGAGAGTTTTATTACTCTCCCTTCTGATTATTTCTCTTATGTAGTTTCTTCTTTATATATGAAAAGAGATTGTATAGATGAAAGAATTAGAAAGGAAGAATTTAAACTATATAATATTTATACTGAATTAAATCTACCTTCTACTACTCTTACTACATATAATATTAAATTATTAATAGATGGTATAGCAGTTACTCTTTTTGATTTATCTATGCTCCCTTTAAATTATCTTAGTACTACACTTGAATTTGTTAGACAAGATTTTTTATTAATAGATGCTCTAAAGATTATTATACCTAGAGAACTTAAAAAGAATAAAATCTCCTATACTCAATTATACTGGGATAGAAGAGGTAAAGACTTTAACCCTTTTTCATTTACTTTGGATATACTTTCTGAAGGTGCTTCTATTATTATAGAAGTTAATAATGATAGTCATTTATTTAATACCGAAGAAATAATTATCAATAGTGTATCATTAAAAAAGTTCCCTTTAAAGCGGAAATTAAGGCTTGTGAACGAGGAATTTTTACCTAGCATATTAGAATCTGATTTATCAGGTTCAACGCTTAACTCCCCTGTGTGCGTCGTTCGGACAGGAGAGATACTAATAATTCCCCCTAATGGTGTTATAGCTGATTGGGTAGAAACTACATATATTTGTAAGCCGACCCCTATTAATCTACTTTTGAATAGTGGGTTTAACCTAAATGATAATAGTATTAAAGAGATTATTTCAAATACTGCTAGATACATTAAAGCAATTATTGCAGACCCCAATTATCAAGCATACGCACAAGAAAACTTAATAACAGAATAACACTTAAAATTTAAATTATGAATAGATTAGTTGTACTTAAAGACGTAGCTTATGCTGCTAAAAAAGGTGGAGGTACTATAGCAGGGGCTAATGAACTTAATGTTCTTGCGTCTGGTGCATTAGCCTTTCTTAATGACAGAGGAGAATTACTTGTAGTAACCCCGGAAGGAGTAGACCCTGTTGCTAACCCTGCTTTTATTGCTTCTGCTCTTGTAGCAGATAGTAAAAGTTTTACTCTTGCAGTAGGACGTAGTGCGGGTGTACAAGTTATTAATACTATACCAAGACAAGAAATTGAGGCGGTAACTTATAAAGGTTACAAAGCACCTGTAGCTATGGTAGTTACTGTAGGAGGTATTACTGCTGGAAAAGCACTGGTGTTTGCAGAAAACGAAGAAGCTGTAGTTAAAGTATATGATACTTCATTTACTTCTCGTTACAATATCCAAGACATGAATGTTTCTACTATGAAGCGTATTGGAGAAACTAATGAAGCTGTAGTAGATCGTTTAGTTGCTAAATTAAACAAAGAAGATAGTTTTGTAATAGCCGCTAAAGTTGGTGGTGGTACTGCTAATATGGGTATTACACTTACTCCTAAAGATGCTCGTACTACAATTACTGCTGCTATTAGTGGGACATTTGAATTTGGTAATATTGAAACAACTACTGCCCAAATATATGGGGATGGGGTTGGTGAAGATATTTTACTAATAGAAAAAGATTTTAGTGTAGAAGAAGGAAACGGTAATTACATTGATTACGGTGGAGATTACTATAAAAGATCTTTTGATACTGATCCTAATGCTAACTATGATGTTATCAATATGATTTGGGAAGGTAGACATAGTTCTCCTACTCGTACTCATAATGTAATGAGAAATAGAGTTATGATTGCTGCTATTGATGGGGCAGTTAACCAAGCAGGAACAGCAGTTCTTTTCTATCTTAAATCTTTAATAGGTAAAGCATTTGATTCTGTAGCAGGCGCAGAACCGGCAGCAGATGACGGAACTGCTACTGATGGAGTGGCAGGTAACTAAAGAAAGGACGGAACTCCATTAAACTAACACCCTTACTAATGTAGAATTAGTAAGGGTTTTTTAATAACAACAAAAATTATGATAATAGGATATAATCTTTTTAAAACAAAAGATTCTTACATATTAGAAGTACTAGCAGATGCTACTGTTAAGTTTTACTATAAAGATAAAGTTACAGACAAGCTTATACTTTCTGTAGAGTTAGAAGCTAATGATAGTGTTCCATTAAGTACCTCTAAAGATGGGGTATATAAAGTAATATTAATAGAGCCTATAACTTTATTAGAAACTATATTTGAATTTAGAGTAACCGCATATCTTGAAAAAAGTATAGCTTCTGATGCTTATTATATTCTTGTTAAGAATGATTATGATTCTGGCTGTAATGTAATTAGAGAAAACTGTACAAGTAAATTAGATAGAAAAGTTTTAAAGACTAAAGAACTATTTGTAAAATTACTTACTTATCAATTTAAATATCTTCCTAATATTAGCGGTACTACAAGTATTATTTTTAATATTTATATGACTAATGCAGTAGAAGAATATAAATGTAATGTACAAAATAAAATTAATAAAATACTTGAAGATGAATGTAATGGTAATCACACTTCAAGCAATACTTTATTTGAATTATATTTAGTTATCTATTGGGCGGGTATGTACTTTATGGCTAAGAATGGTACTACTGATGAAGATGAACTGGCTTACATACAAAGTAAGTACTATTATGAATATATAAACAATGCTTTATGTGATCTTTGTATTACTTTAGAAGATTTAGAAGTTATTTATAATGGATAAAAATGAAACCACTAAACTTTTACTTTTTAGAAATGAATTCAAATTCCCCCAAAAATGAGAAAAATAAACCCAACCCTAAAAATAAAATATTTCTTAGTTATGGTTTGCAATTTATACTAACAATAGCTACAGTAGCTTTACTTCCTCAATTTTGGGATTTTGCTTCTACAGTTTTTGAATCAGAGGAAGCACGTAAACTAGATGATTATAAAGAGGAAATTCATAGAGTAAAATTTATGGATAGTATTGTAGATGTAGAAAGAACTAAATTTACAGAACGTGCTTTTTTAGATCAAAAATATATTTTAGAAGAAGTTAAAAATCTTGCTAGAAATTTAAATAATGTACATAGTATTACTATAGTTAAAGCTCATGATGGAGGGAATCCTATTAGTACTAGTAGTTTTAAGTATTTAACAGTAATGTATAGTATTTCTACTGTAGAAGGGGTAGATATTTTAATGGACTATCAAAAAAGAATTATAGCTTCTGGCAATAATTGGTTAGTTTCTAATACTATTGCTAATGATTTTACTTATATACCTAATATATATACAAATAAAAATTATACAGGTTTATCACGAGATTATTGTGTTGAAGTTGGGATGCAATCTTTTATTACAATTTATATTAAATCTTTAAGTTCTTCTTATTTTCTAACTGCTTCTTTTACTGTTACCAATCCTGGGATATTAGATTCTAATTTATTTATAAAAGTTTTAAATACTAAAGAAAGATTAAAAAGTTTAATCTATGAAACCCCTGATCGTTTAAAAACAAATAGATATGACCTCTAAAGTGTTTATTGTAAATCCTAAAATAATAGTTATTATAGATTGTGGACACGGAGGTATAGATGATAATGGTATCTATACTACAAGAGGTAAGCAATTTAAATTTCCTGATGGTAGTATAGCTTATGAAGGCGTGTATAATAGATTAATAGGTGCTAAAATTAGTGAAAAACTAATAAAAGCTGGGTTAGAGACTGTATATACAGTTGACCCTTGTGATGCTACTGATATGTCTTTAGTAGATAGAGTAAAAATAGAACATAATTTACAAAAAGATAATTATACTACTCTTTTTATATCCTGTCATAGTAATGCAGGTGGTGGTAGAGGTTTTGAAATTTTTACTAGTGTAGGTCAAACTAAAAGCGATATATTAGCTACTGCAATAGGAGAAGAAATAAAAGCTACATTTCCTCAAATAAAATTTAGAACAGATACTACAGATGGAGATTTAGATAAAGAATCTAATTTTTATGTTCTCAAACACACCATAGGGGCAGCCGTATTGATTGAAAATTTATTCTTTGACAATAGGGAGGACTTTGAACTTTTACGTTCAGAATCGTTCCAAAACAGGGTGTCCGAAGCTATTTCAACCGGAATTCTTAACTACAGTAATAAATGTTAATATCCAAAAACATAAGAAATATACTTATAATAGTAATACTATTTTTATTATTATTTTTAATAAAAGAATGGTTACGTACTAAGATAATAACTTTATTAGGAGGCTATACAGATAAGCAAACTGAAATAGTAATAGATACTGAATATATTAAAGGTAAAATAGACACATTAGCAATTTTTAATCATTATGTAAAAACTAATGGTGTAATATTAAATCCTACACCTAGAATTGTAACTAAAGAAGTTCCCGGTACAAAGAATGGTGGAGCTAGGTCGTTTAAAGATTTTAAAGAATTTACTGTAAATTTATCTGATTCATTACTTATAGGAGAAGCTATAATACTTAATGATTTTTCTGGTGATTTAAAAGATGTACAATTTAAGTATAAACCTTTATTTCCTAAATATATTACAAGAGTAGATACAGTTAAAGTAACTAAAACAGTAAATAATACTCTTAGTAATGAGAGAGTTAAAATAGGTGCAGGAATAGGATATAATAATTTAAACCACGCTTCTTTATTACTTAGTTATACTACTAAAAGTGATTGGCAATTTATAGGTGAATATGGAAAGAGTTTAGAACGAATAGAGAATATACAATTAAACAATTTTAAAACTTATACTATACCTAATAAAGACTTGATTTCTTTAAAAATTATAAAAAATTTCTAATGGCTAGTTTAAATAATATTGCAGAAAATATAGCTTTCTCTATTGGGGAGCAATTTAATAGCACTTTAAAGGAAAGTATTAAGAACTCTATTATAGATTATAGAGCATTACTTATTAAACAAGATTTACAAAGAAATGCATTAAGCTATACTGATTATTTACAAGAGATTAATATAGAATTTGAGTTAGTAGATTATCAAGGTAGGCCAATGTTAAAAAGTAAACAAAAAGTAGCAAGACCCCTAAAACAAACTACTAACGGTAGAATTAATTATAATTTTGTAGGTAGTAAAGATAGACGAACTATTTACACTTTTAGTACATTACAAGAATTTGAATATTTAGCTCACTTACCCTTACAAAAAAATATCTTTTATTATACTGCAATAAATGATGAAATATTATTGCTTAATAACTTAAAACCTTGTAAACTTGTAGTAGAAGAAGTAATTGCTGACCCAAGAAATATAGAAGATTGTAATTCTGATGTGCTACCTGATGATCTTCCTTTTTCTCTTCCTGCTGATATGATTGCAGATATTAAAAAGATTGTAAGAAGAGAGTATCAAGCACCTTCTAAAGATGGAGAAGAAATAAACATAGACAAAGATGATAGAAATTAATGTAATGTATGCTCTTTATATTGATAAGCTTAATGTGTCTCTTATAGAATATAAAGAGATTATAAGAATTAACCTTACATATAAAAAACAATACCTTAATTTATTAGAGAATTATAAAAAAGAGATTAATAGATACTCTAATAGTAAATATGATTTTCTTATAAAAAGTACATCAACAAATGTTTTAAATAATTTAAAGTTTACAAGAGGGTTTAAAGATGGTAAAGAAATTAATTTTGATATCATTAAATTGTATTTAGAAAAATATTTAACACATACGACTATTTTAAATAAAACTATTAAGTATGAAAAAGATATTAAAAGTAAAGTTATTACAGCTACTATTTATAAAAAGATTATAAATAAATTTAATGGTAAAGTAATAGATAGAATTATATATGATAATTATTACTTTAGTATAAATCCTTTATTTGGTTCAATAGGTGTAGTACAAAATGAGAATAAAAATTTAAGACCTGATTGGGGTAAAAGTAATAAAAATAAAAAAAGAATATTAGATAAAGGTGGTACTCCTTATCTTAAAAAAGATGCAGAAAGTGTATCTAATTATCAAGGAGAAGAATGGTTAGTTTATCATCCTTCTGTTGATTTTTTTGTACAATGGCATACTAAGTATGTAGCTAAAAAATATAATCCTATTTTAAGTGATTATAAATTTAAACCTGCTAGAGGTAAAAAATCTATTGTAATGAAATTAAATGAAGTAAAAGGTAATAGAGATAATGCTTTTTCTTTATATACAAGAACTCCAAATTATAAAGCTAATGAGCAAATTTAATTTAGTATCAAGTAAACAGTTAATAGCGGAGTTATTTACTGACTTTAATATTACTGGTACGGATTGGGTTAATAAATCTCAACGACATATAACTAGAGCAATAGAGTTAATGCAAGTAGATGGTTATTTTGAATTTAAATCATCTTTTAATCTTGTTGATGAAGGTAAAGTATTAATTCCTTGTGATAATAAATATCTGATAGGTGTAATGGTTAGAAACGGCACAGGTATTTGTCGTTTGCCGCTAACCACGGAGCTTACATTCGATGAAAAATTGAATGGCTTAATATATCACCAACACGACAAAGGCTACATTAATAATAACTATTTATACACTACCTTTAACAAAGGAGAAGTAGTTTTTTTATACTTTGGGTTACCTACTGATGAAGAAGGAGATTTAATGATTCCTGATAATGCTGAGTTATTTGAAGCTATTCCATATTATGTAATATATAGATTAGGTTTTTCAGGTTATAAGCATCCTATGATTGCACCAAGAGACGCTTTTCAAATGTGGGAGACTCTTTTTCCAAGAGCTTCAAATAGTATGAATTATCCTTCTATTGAGGAGATGCAGCATTTTACTGAAGTTAATACTAATCCTCTTTATATTGATATTTTGAAATGTTGTGCAGGAGATGTAGATTTTGAAACTCTTGCTAATAGATTCTATAGAGATAGAGATATTGGAATAAATTCTGTAGGTGGAGCAGGTACTACTATAATAAATAATACTACTACAATTAGTAAGACAGTAATAGAAGGTGGAACTGAAACTATTAAAGGTTGGATATTATTATACAATCCTTATTACACCGTTTCACAAGCCTATACAGGGAATCAAAACATTGCCTTTAAGTTCCCTACTAGTAATATTGTTCTTAACGATTCTAATGCAACAGAAGAACTTAAAGCATTAGTTAATTCAGATAGTACTATTAATTTAGTTGATATTAATAGTACTTACATTGGTACTTTAACTTTTAAGATTATAGCTAATGTTCCATCTAAAGAAGGTAATATTATATTTAAATTAATAAATGATTTAAATGAAACTTCTGATATAACTATTAGTACAGGTCAATTTACAACTAATTCAGATGCAGGGGCAGTAAAAACTATAAGCATAATTTTACCTTTTTATATTTTAGACTCTATTGTAAATTATAATAAAATGTTTTTAGAAACTACAATAGATGCTAATTTTGAAATATACGATATACAACTTTATATAGATAATACATACAATGGCTAAACTAGTAATATATAGAGATTATGTAATTAAAGAGTCCGTAATTGTAGGGGTGTCTAAAAGCTTTCCTAACAATTATGAAGTCTCTTATACAGCTACTGATGTAATCATTAAAAGTCTACAGACTAATAAAAATGATGTATATACTCATTGGCAAGATATTACAGATCAACAAAATATTATATTTCCTACATTTAATGATCTTAAAGCTTATTTAACTATTGTATTTGAACATATAAGTTGGCCTGATGTTCAAATAGGGCCTCAAGGTCCTCCAGGAGAAAAAGGAGAAAACGGTCTTTCTGCTTATGATGTCTGGTTACTTGAAGGTAATACAGGTACTTCAACAGATTTTATAGCTTTTCTTAAAGGTATTAAAGGAGATATAGGAGTTACTGGAGATAACGGAAATGATGGTTATACCCCTGTTAAAGATTTTGATTACTATGACGGAGAAAAAGGTGATACTGGTTTATCTGTATATGATATATGGTTAAATATTGGCTATACAGGAACACAACAAGATTTTATAAATTTTCTTAAAGGTGCTAAAGGAGATACAGGTGATAGAGGTCTTAGAGGGTTTCAAGGATTTGATGGCCCAGAAGGCCCAGAAGGCCCGGAAGGTCCTCCTGGTACTATAGAAGATAATATACCTAATATTGTAACTACTTTTACTTTACCTAATACAGGTCAAGTTACTACTTTACAGAATATTGTAGATGGTTTAAACTCTATTACTTTTGGAGTACTAAATAAAGAAGTACCAATGTTTACTTATACTGATTATAAGTCTAATAAAGATAATACTGGTGTTGATTTATATAGAACTACCAGATTTTTTAAAGGAGGTTCAGGTACTTTTGGTTTAAATGAGACTATTGTACTTTTAGAAAATATAGGTACTATAGTTGAAACCTCTCCTTTAAGTAACGAGGATTTAAGTGTAACAGGCCAAGTAATTGCATTAGGAGATTCTAATGGATTATATTTAGATACTTTTATTAATACAACTACTAATGCTGAATATAATTTAAATGCTACTGATTTATATTTCTTTACATTTACTAAAGATTTAATTGATTATACATATTTATATGAAGGAATTCAACCTGTTTTATTAGGTGAAACTAATACTCAGATTACTATGGATGATTTTAAATTAATAGCTAAAAGTGGGGTAGCTACTACAGTAGTACAAGAAGATGAATTACCTATAGGTAGAAAAGATCAATTATATTTTATTAACGAAGAAAATACTAATGAGGTTATTCCTGATTGGTTAATGAAAAAAGGTATAATAGTACAAACTGAAAGAGAATATGAAGTAGCTAGTACTATAGCACTTTCTTTAGAAGAGGTGTTTAATACTTGGGAATTGTTTTCTCATTATGATAATTCTGTTACAAATTTTACTTCTGCATTAGTATCTCCACCTGATTTTCCTGCATTAACTCCTGATGATCCTCAATCAGGTACAAGACTTACACCTGATATATATTATTCAGGAACTTTATGGAAATATGATGTTATTAATGATAGAATAGCTCTTACTAGAAATGTTCATCCTTATACTGGTTTTGTATCCCCTAGAGAGTTTGGTAATTTTAAATTTGAAGCTACCTTTTCTTCTCCTAATTCAGATGATGATCAAATAGCTTTAGTTATTGGATTTTGGGTAGACCCTGTAACTAAATATGAGCATACTCTTTCTGTAGTAAAACAATTAAGTCAAAGCTCTGGTCAAGGTAATTTTACTTATAGAGTGATTAAAAACTTTACACAATTAACGGAAGAAGTTATTGTAGATGCTTCTAATCTTTCTCCTTACCCTACAAGTACTCCAGGTGGTTGGAATGTTAATAGCCCTACTAGAGTAGCAGTAGAGAGAATAGGTAATATATACACTATTAAAACCAGTCAATTTAAAAGTGCTATTATTGATGATACTACTCTTATTACTATAGATATAGATAACTACCCTCAACTAGAAGCTTTTAAAACAGCTACTAAAGTTGCTTTTGCTGCACGATCTCAAGTAGATGCTTACTTCTCCGATATTGTTTTTACAGGGCTAACAGATTATATATTTTATAAAAAAGGTAATTCATACGAAACTTATGAATTTAATGAAATTATAGAAGAATATGAACTTCAAAACCCACAAACTATTTTTGCTAATAATTATTTTGGTGCTAATAGATTTGTAGATTCTTATTTATTTGACAAGATTTATTTTGTTAATGAAAGCAATCAACTAGTATGTATTAAAGGAGATGAAGGTGTATCATGGGATGCTTATAATGCTCTTAGTATAGGTACAGATAATAGGCCTTATTTATCTTCTCTATTATTTGGAACAGTAGAAAATAAGAAGCTTTATTATTATTTAAAACACAACC